TGTGGAGTCTTCTTGCCAGCTTTGCTGATGTAGCTGGGATCACCGCCCCGTTTGCCGAAAATTTTAGAACAACAGGTCTGATACTTTAGTACGTTAAAGTGTTAAACTTCACCGCGTTAAAGTGTTAACGTGTGAAAATGTTAACAAATTATTGCACAAGTATTAACAAACTATGAACTATAAAAGATCAATAAATTTCTGACAATAGGTTAAATTATATCATTGTATATATTCTGATATTTGCTATAATATAACCATAAAGAGAAAGGAGAAAGGAACATGGAAGATTTCAAAGATAATATTAAAAACTTTACCATTATTGATGCATTCACAAAAGCCGAATCCGTCATTAAGAAGTATAGTAGAATTGCTGTATCGGTGTCGGGAGGTAAAGATAGCGATATCGTAGTAGATTTAATTAGTTCACTTGATAAAGATAAAAAATGTCGCTATGTCTGGTTTGACACTGGAATTGAATACAGAGCAACAATCAAACATTTAGAATACCTCGAAAATCGTTATGGAATAACCATAGAAAGATATAGAGCAATAAAACCGATACCAAAAACATGCAAGGATGATGGACAACCGTTTTTAAATAAATTTGTATCTGAAATGATTGACACCTTGCAACGACATAACTTTAAATGGGAAGATAAAAGTTATGAGGAGTTAATACAAGAATATCCAAAAATAAAAGGTGCAATATCATGGTGGACAAATCACAGAGAATGTGGAAGTTTTAAAAATTCCATGTTTAACATTTCATATAATAAATATTTAAAGGAATTTATTATACAAAATCCACCACTATTTAGAATATCGAAAAAGTGCTGTACATATGCAAAGAAAAAAGTTAGTTTGAAATATATAAAAGATAATAATATAGAGTGTATGGTGACAGGACTTAGAAAGTCTGAGGGTGGAATACGAAGCGTAAAAATAAAAACATGTTTTGATAGCGGAAAGGATGCTGCTTCATATAGACCGTTGTTCTGGTTATCGAATGAAGATGAGGCGGAATATATAAAAATATTTGATATTAAAAATTCAGATTGCTATACAAAATATGGAATGAAACGAACAGGTTGTGCGGGGTGTCCATATAATAGAAATCTTGAAAAAGATTTGAAAGTTATAGAAGAAAATGAGCCATTGTTATACATTGCATGCAATGCAATATTTAAAGATAGTTATGATTATACAAGAAAATATAGAGATTTTTGTAAAAAAAGAAAGGAGACAGAACATGAAAGATATTAAGGGACACATTTACATCGACACCGATAGCGTAATAATCGCCCCATTACCAGAAAAGAAAGTTTCAGAGTCCTACCGCAAGCACTTAAACGCAATTATGAATCCAGAATGGCATCACGTTAGCTTAGCCACTCTCGCCAACCTCGATTTTGATATGTTAGACGAAAAGCGACAGATTTACTTGTCAGCATACAGAGACTTGAAACAAACACTTTCATACTTGCGAAAGTGCAAGACACAAGACACATATGACACCTGTTTTATTCGCTACACTAGAAGAAAAAATTTGTTGTGGGCTGAGGGTAAAATATCGGATGCAATGTGGAAATACATAGAAAGAAAGTTATCGATGCAAAATGTGGAAAGTGGGGTATGGGCTTCGAGGTGTGAGGATGCAACAGGACACCATGAATCTCGTAGATACAATAAAAGTAGAGCATGAAGATAATAACAATTATAGCTGTCATAACGGCTTGACGGTGAGAAATGGAGTAAATATGAATCTTTATGGAATTTACAAGCGCAACACAATCGACAATGTACCAGAAATGAACGCATTATTAGATGACACCCTCGATTATTGTCACAGACGCGGTTTGCACTATGTCACATGTGCAGACGTTCCAGGCTACATGAACGATGGTTGTTCAACCGTACACGCATATAATGGAAAGTATGGAAAAGGCGTAGTTCGCACAAGACCATGTTTCTATAAGGGCAGACGATCAACAAATTATATGACAATCGAATACTGGGTGGCTCGTGACGACATCCACAAGAGATTAACAGGAGAAAGTGAGGTATTAGCATGTCAGAATTAAGAGAATATCAAATAGAATATTATGACGTTGCAAACGACACAAACGACTATATGACAATTTTTGCATATAGTGTACATCAGGCAAGAAAGATATTCTATATGACAACAACAGGGAAATATATTGCATATGTTGAGAGTATTAACAGAAAGTGAGGATTGACCATGGACGCATTAACCACAAAACAGAAATACCAGATGTATGATGAAATCGCAGAATTAGTTCTCAAATATAGCAAGGACAAAACAGCAAAACGAATGATTGGATCATTTTTTCAAGAAGTCCAAAAGGTTGAAACCTCAAAAGAGCTTATAAGCATGGCATTCGTTTTAACATCTTTGAGCTATCTTCTTGAAATCACATTCCCCAACAAATAGAAAAAGCCGCCAATAATGGCGGCTTTTATTATCCGTAAAAGAAAACAAAAGCGTTTTTGAGGGCGGTGAAGTGCGGAGCGCCCGTCATGGTTTGAAATGGTATAGTACCTAATCCCGTACTAATATAAAATGTTGGGGTTAACGGCATAAAATTAGAAACTGTGAAATTTGTATTGTTTGGCAAATCTGATATGTCGCATTCTGCATGTATATATGCGTATTTGGCGTTAGTAGGTGGGGTGATTTTTTGTAAAATGAGCAACAAATTATAATATTTGGTGTTTGTAGCATAATCTTTGAAAAGTAAATTTGCAGTTATAGCCGTGTTTGTAGTTGTAAGTTCAACCGCGGATATAAGCTTGATATTACCAGCGTTCGCAATATCATGCTCGATACTTTCCCCCCAACTATCCACATACTCGAACGCATTAACAACCTCATCCCTCAGCTTTCTCACCCCTCTCCAGAACGCAAGATTAGAAAACCGTTCTGGTAGATTCTTCATTGGTTCTAAATATTTCAATAAATCCATATATAATACCTCTCTTTCTAATTAACCATTCTCAGCGATACAATAAATATATAAATCCCAGGCTGTTGCAATTGATACATCTTCCGCATTTGGGACAGCCGCTAAGGTAATGCTTTGTGGCACAATTGCAAGTTTTGCATTAGTTCCAGTTTTTGGAATTTGTAAACGTACATCGGCTTGTACAGCAAAACTTGTATATGCCCACTTATTATCAATTTTAACAATGGTACTGTCTTTAGTTAAAAAAGGAATGTAACTTGTCATAAGCTTAACTTCATCCATCGTGTACCCAAACTCTTGTGTTAATGTAAGGTTGAAAAAACCATTAGCGGGATATAAAGCATCAGCCTTGAAATTTGGTGCAACAGCATTTATTTGTGGAATGGTTGGTTTAGAAGTCCAAACGCTTTTACGTACCGCAATGAATGGTAACTTTACAAGAGCAACAGGTTGACCTAAATAGCCTATTTGAATAGTTCGCTTCGGTTTTGTCACTGTGTCATGCCATTTTAAATTGTTGGATAATTCCCAGTTTGATTTACTGTCACCGCTTGCGAAGTCAATAACATTTGTGCAAAACCAGTCCCACCATGCACCCCAAACGGTCGCCCAGACTGAATCATTGTCGGTTAAATCAAGAATTGTCTGAGGTGGAATGATGTTAAGATTCTTCAACAAATCTTCCAACTTTTTCACCCTAGTTTCTAACGCGGTTAAGTCAGATTCTAAAATATCAATTGACTTGTTAATATTAGAAATTGATTGATGTATATTTGTAATATCACCTTCAACAGTCGTTAATCTGTTTTCGACATTATCTAAACGTTGCTCAATATTTGTAATATCACCTTCAACAGTCGTTAATCTGTTTTCGACATTATCTAAACGTTGCTCAATATTTGTAATATCACCTTCAACAGTCGTTAATCTGTTTTCGACTTTATCTAAACGTTGCTCAATATTTGAAATGTCATTTTTTATATTAGTCAATTCGGTTTGGATAGACTCTAACTCATTTTCAATATTCGTTACTCTAGTATCAAGTGACTGATACTTTGCATACAAATCTTTTAAAGATTCTTCTACACTTTTCGCCCACGCATTAAATTCGTCATTAAATTCATTCAATGCGTCAATAACATCATTCAACTTCGCCCACAAAGCACATACCTTTTGTAGAAGTGACAAACAATCATCAAAAAGCAAAGGAATCGTAAATTGATGATGCCAACAAAAGCCCAAATGCTCTTTGTCAGGCGGATTGATAATAGGTATATTCGCCATAGTTACACCTCACTTTCATAATTCTACTCACATTATAACACAAGTTCCGCTTTCGTCAATCACCTAAAAAGCCCCAAAAAATTATGTTTCAGTTTATCACAAATTTCCGTCTCAAAATCCCAAACCGCTGTCGTGTAGCTCTGTGCATTAGACGCGGCTGTTCCGCTTGACCCCGTGTGAGTTGTGCTATCATCCACATGATTTTTTGATACATTTGTCAGATAGTTGTCATCGAGCAAATCCGTTTGCCCTTGCGGTGTGTCAAGAAACTTGTGCCAATCATCGGAAGTATGAATGTTTGTGCTGTTGTCCGTTTCAAACATATTCTTTGCGGTTTCCGCTTTAGCCCGTGCCTTTAGCTTGAGGTTTAATTCTGGCATAATTCGCGCCATATCACCTCGCATGTGCTCACGGAAAAGAAAGTCTGTTTCATAACCAATTTCCCACTCCAGAAAATGACGAATTATCATATCGTTAATCGGCTTTCTAATAGCCTCATTGATAACCGGATAATCGTCAAGCCCAAAAGCCGCAAAATCATAATTATCAAACAAGCTTTTGTTCGATTTCCTGTCATTTCCAATTTGCGAATTTTGCAAAATATCATAGACATGGAGCGTATAAGCCGCCCCCACATCATACCAATACTTATCATTATCCAAAAAATTAGTATCAATCATTGGAATTGTCATTATCCTCACCCTCACTTTCTTGAGCTTCTAAACCGCTGTTCTTAACTTCCTTCACTGTCTCTCTGTTTGTGTCCATGACACTGAATTGGTCAAGTAAACCAACATCACCAATATTTGAGTCATTAAACGTTGCCTTAACATTTAAGCCAAATTTTTTGTTGCATTGATCACAGAAATTTTGTCTCGCCTGTTCATAGGAATTTCTTAAAACCATAAGTGTAGGTGCATCTTGCATAACTTCAAGACTCGAAACTTGCGCAACTTTGCTTTGTGTTCTACCGTTAACACCCAACATAAACATAAAATCCGACATTAACATAGACTTTAACTGCTCAACATTTCCCGCAACAAATGGCGCGGGTGTCTGGTAGACGATTTGACGTATATCGTCATACTGACTTTTCAAAGGTGACATATCTCTCGTATAAACAACTGGTTTATGCCCTGCAATTTCTTCATACATATTAGCAAATGTCAGCTCCTGTCCATCTGGTGCATTAAGAATGGCGGGTGTGTTCTGTGCTTTTAAATTCACGTTTATGCACCTGTCGCATTCGTAAAGCAACGCGGCATAGTGTCGACATAAACCGTCAATAGAAACAACGTCATAGTCTGTGTAAGGTGACAAGCTAGCCGTCAATGTAGCAACTTCGTTCAAGTCTTTACTAACCGTTTTCACGAACGTCTTACATTGATACTTTGTTGCACCGCCATACCACGTCTTAGTACTTGATGTTGTGCAATCTCCGACAACATAAAATCCATCTTCTTTCCAGAGTCCCCCTAACTTACCAAGTACAAAATTTTCATTGAGAATGTTATTGGCATGTCTGTAAATGTCATCGTCATCAAATGGCAACCCCTCAAAAGTCCAAGCGTCAACAGCAATCCTACGCAAAAAAGTATAATACAGACCGATAGTTAAAAGGTTTTCTGTCTGTGTATTCTGATTTTTGGTATTTCTTTTCAAATCGCAACACCTCACTTTCTAAATTATACACGGAAATTGGTGCATTTATCATTCACCCTCACCCTCACCCCACACCCCTCAGCCCTCAGCCTTCCACCCTCATTTTACCATATTGACCGTCATTGTCAATGATCAATTTTCAGTGGCAAAACATTCGCGAAGTATTTTAAAGACCAATACGGGCAAAACATACTTCTAGCATCAATTCCCCCTATTGGTGGGGGCGGTGTTGTTGGTTGTACAACCTCAGTTGTGCCACTACCAGTTGCACTTCCCGCATTTCCACCAGCCGGATTGACGGGGGCTTTCGAGTCTGAGTCTGAAATTGTACCTTCACCAATTTGAATGACGCCTGTTTGGGACGCCATGTCAGCAAAGACGCGGTTATACTGTGTAGTTGTCCAACGATTGCCGTCATTTGCACCCGTTTTAGCGTTTTGACGTGCCATGACCAATTTTATCCAATCACTTTCTGTCTCTTTTCCTGTTGTGCCCGTGAAGATATCTTTTACAGCGTCCCAGTATCCACTATCACGAATTGCAATACTTGCGCCAGTTCCCACGGCATACGCTCCAACGTTTGAAACGTCATAGCCTAAATGTTTTTGTATCTCACTTCTAATCAAACTATAATAGTTATTAAACATCGCCCAGTTTTGCATTTTTGAAAATTCTGCTAAGTGGTTGGTTGTGTAGTCCATGAATAATTGTTTCAGTCCGCTATTGCTAACAAGTTGCTCATTACCTACACCCAAATCAATGTATGGTTGAAAACCACTAAAAAGAGTAGGATAGTGCTGTATACAAAATTGCATAAAAGGCACTAGTCCATAACGATAATCAAACTGATATCGCCCGTATGCTCTACCCTTATCTCCGTTTATATACCAACCACTAGTGTCAGAATATTCTTTACCAGACTCAAAAACTTGCCAATTTATCCACATTCGAGCGCCTACTTGTTCATCTTCTTTCTTTTCGTCTGGAACAGGTTGTGTCGATTCTGAATTTTGCACAACTATAGCAGTATGACCAGGCATGTGTAGAATGTCGCCAACTTGCAAGTTATCACCAGTTGTCAAGTATTTACTGTCATACAATATGTCAAATAGCTCTGTATTTTTTAGCTGTTCTAGTTCGTTGTATGTATTCATACTTGTACTTACTAGAATATTGAGACAATTTAATATACATGCAACTAAAGCAGAGCAGTCAGTTGCACAAGGTACTTTAACGTCTTTTGGTTTCCAACCCACTTTTCGACACTCATTTGTAAAAGTCTCCCGTCTATGTTGGTTATATCCAACATTTTGATTATCACATGATTCTATCATAAGCGTAGCAATCGCGCGGGCAACGTCTGGACGGTTGCGAATGCGTGCAATCCAGTCCCAACGCCTACCGTCTCCAGTTTGTGGAAACCACCCTGTTACACGGACTTCAAGTCCGTTTTGATCTCCGTCTCTACCGCCCCATAAATTGCCGTTTTCATCTTTAGACGCTTCTCCAATATATGTTGCCATTTAACCGCCCTCACTTTCTGGAAAATGATTTTCCAATATTTTATCAGTGCGTTTAAAATTTGAAATGCCATGCCAAAACCACACACCACTATCAAGGCGATTTGTGATGTATGCGATTGCGTTTTGTGGCGCGTTTTCCGCTGTGATGATAGCGCCGCTTGTGTGTACATAGTTAACAATTGGTAATGAGTCTATAACAATGTCGGCTAAACTACCATTGTAATTATAACCATACATACAGAAGTAGTTGTTAAACTTTTTGATATCTTGCAATGAAGGATAATACCACGCTACAGATATCATAGGAAAAAGAGCGTTATACATGGCAATAGTTCCAGTAGGATTTCCAATAGTAAGGTCTGATTCTTCAAATTTTGCACCTAGGTTTTCTGCAAATGTTTCCGCGGCTTGAAGTTCCCCCTTGATATCAAGAGAAAATAAATTTCCGATTGATGCCACGCCAAAATTACCAAAATCGCGCATGACGCCACTGTTGTTTAACTGTGTAGTCGAAAGTTGAACACTATCCCACGTACTACTTGCAAGGGAATAGTCGCCATTCGTGCCGTTTCCGTACTGTTCGGGTGTAATTACGATGCCGCCCAATTGGGATTGATTAGCCGCCCACTTGAACGTAAACTTTTTGGCTAAAAGTGCAGATTCATCAAAATATCTAAAGTCATATTCTTTAGCACTACCACCGCAATTAACTGTTAATTTGTTAAATTGTGGGGAAGTATATAGTTTATTCCATAAAGGTTTTTCAACAAAAGATTGTGTTAGCTCTACAACACCTGTGCGGTTGTCAACTTTGTCCAGATTTTCGCCACTTATGTCACTAGCAAAAAATTTAGGTACGTGATAAGCTCCGATAATATCTTCCTGTCTGCCACATTTTGCATATCGTTTAACAACTTCTAACGCTTGTGCTCTTGATAGCTTACTTGTGTTACTCTGGACTATGCCGCCACATTCGCAAGGGTTGACAGAAACCAATGAAAAGAAATTGCTTATTTGACCATAATCACCCATGGCAAAATTTGCGATTGCCGCGTAGAAATCACTTGAACGATTTTCATAGGTGTCCGTATTGTTTGCGGTCATGAGATAAACTGAATCGTCATCATCTTTTGAAAAGCCGTATTCGGTTCGTGCAATTTCCCACCTATCGACTTGAGTGGGTTCGGGATAGAAGTTTGCAAATAGTCCGTCACTTGCGGGGTGTTGCCTCATGACTGGTGATGGATGGAATGTGAATTTGTCGATATATGTAGCCCAATAATCGACAGATGTATTTACATATGTCAGTTTATTGTTAACATACTGATAATCTATAATATACGCAAATTCAATGCGTGATTCATTTTGATATGCCATGTAGTTATAGCGTTTTATTTCATCTGCTCTTACTGGACAGCGGAACGTTTGCCCCTGTCTTTCCCACGTTACATTATCATAACGCTTATAAGGAAGAACGCTGAGAAGTTCTTTTAAAAAACCCTCAGCGTTTCTCTCTGTTGGGATCAACAAATGCTTACCGCTATCATCAAATGGCGAATCAAACAGATATACAGTTGTCATAAAATCCCCCCTTTATTTATGCCTGTTTACAAATCGCAACAGCATTTCCCCACGGTCTAATGCCGTATGTCTGCCAAACGTTCAAGTACTGATTCTGATACATTCCCGCGGCATTGTAGAAGTCACCACTTGTACTTAAGTTGTCGCGGTATTCAAATGTATTAACATCGGCAAGCACGGCAAGAATATTTTGGTCATCCTTGATGGTTTTCCAATACTTCGTGGCAGGATCAATTGCAGATGTAAAATCAAGATAATCAAAGTTAGGGAATGGTGTGACACGCCCTACTAACTCCGCTTTGCTCATGTTGAAAGCACCCGCAAGTGTTTCAACATTGCAATTTACTAAAACGTCACTTCTTATAAACAGATATAAACTGTCAGATGGTGTCCATGTGATAGCTGGTGTCGCGTCTGCAATTCCCTGTGCTGTTGCATATGCCTGATAATTGTTGAAGTCACTTGAAGCATGTGTGATATCAAGTGCAATTTTCTGAATGGTCTTGATAAAGCCGACAGATGAAGTGGCAGGGTCAGCCTCATCCCATGCAATTTCCTTCTTAACTACTACGTTGTTTTTAACGGAAGTCTGAATCAACTTCTTGATAAGGTTTTCTTCCTCAATCTCGTTACCACTGAAAAGACTTGTCACCATGCCTGTCACCATACTGTCAAGCTGCTCCCATGACGTGAAAGCTCCTTCCAAAAGTTCACGCGGGATTGTTACTGGAAACTGTCGTCTACGATTCTGTCGGAAATAACAAGTTTTAATGTCTGGTTTTGTAACCTGCAAAAGCGTTGCTCCAAGAGAAATGTCATAATCACGCCCCATGGCAGGATTGACGTAGTTCATTTCCATATCAGTTCCAAGTGGAAAACCTTCCTTTTTTAGCATTTCATACTGATTGGTATACATCTTAGATTCCACGGACTGGATGACAATTTTATTTACAACATAGTGTAAAAATTCATTCATGAATGGAGCATATTTGACGATTGGCGTCATGGCGTGACTAATGGAAGTTGCCACGGTAACTTCGCCTGTTGCCCTCATGTATTCGTTTGAGGAATTTTTTCTCGCATCGTTAAAAAGATTCACTCCGCGCTGTGCGCTTGTCAGCGGTTTTGTTGTTTTTGCCATAAATTTTCTACCTCACTTTCTATATATGTTCCACGTGGAACATTAACTATAATAGCTTAAAATATCATCGGTTGTGACTTCCTCTTTTTCTTCTTCCTCATCCTCTTTAACTTTTGAAGACGGAGAAATTGAAGTTGTAACACGGTTGAACAGCTCTAAGTTCTGTTTGCTGAGTCTGTCGTTTTCCGTTTTTAGTGTTGCGTTTTCTGTTGCAATAGCCTTCTCAGATTCATTTGAAGCTTTTGCCATATCTAACACATCCACAACAATTCTTCGCATTTCATCAACCGTCATGCCGTCTGGAATGTTTAAAGTTGTCACCATCTTTTCAATATCAATCATGCTTTCGCCCCCTCATAGTTAATATTGGCAAAATGAAAACTGTGCTCCCATTCATATTCTGCAATTCTGCCTAATTCAATGGTATGCCCCTCTTTTGGCATGTGCAGAAAGAAACCATAGCCAATGTCAATGCCGACATGTCTACCTTTACCGCCGAAAGATGAATATAATCCGTTTCCTTCTGTTCCTAAAAGCGGTGTAGTCTTTTCTGCTCCGTCATGATAGTGTCCCGTACTGTAATTTTCAACGCCTACGACAGCGGACACAAATCCGCTACAATCAAGTCCGATTTTACCACGCGAGAAAGCTTTATAAGCACTTAACTCCTGTGTTGTATACTTTGAAAAATAGGCGGGTTCGAGACTGATAAGTGTGTTCATCACTTCATCGGTTAGGACTTGCCCTTTTGCACCGTAAAAATATGCGTATTCATCACGGTGATAAAACATATATAACGCCTTTTTAATTACTTCATAATACGTCATTCTTTCACACCACCTTCCAACTCCGTTTTAATTTCCGATATCATTTCCCTGAGGGAATTGATTGCATTTGTAAGCTCTTTTGTTTCCTCTTTGTGTACGTCTGTCTGATACTTGATATAGTAACAAAGAATCAACGTCATGCAAATTGGAAAGCCGACACTTGTAATCATTTGCGTAACTACACTAATATCCATCATAACACCTCACTTTCTAAAAAGGTGGGCGTGTCTCCACGCCCGTGCTGACAGTTTGCACAACTACCCCGTTCTTCGCGGTCTGTCTGGTAGCCCCTAACTATAGTTTAACATATATTTAATTTCTGTCAATAAGTACACGTTTGATTAAGTCATTGAATTTTTCTGATGCTGTTTTTGAACTCGCACAGATTTGGGAAGTGCGTTTGTAATATAGCAACCATTGTATTATTTTTTGAGTTGATGGTAAGTATAACTCGTTCGTTTGTAAGATTGTTTTTGCTTTGTATTTTCCGTCTATAATTGTCAATGGCACACCTTGCTTTGTCGGCAAAATTATAGTTATCGCGAAGTCAGCAATATAAATTCTGTTGTTTTGTGTAGACATTTCACCATACCACCGCCATGGTAAGTGATTATAAAGTTCGGGGTATATATCCTCTTGCCATGTGCCATTGATTGTCATGTCATTTGTTTGCGACTCGTAAACGGCTAAATGTTTAGACACGTGTGCATGTTTTGGCGGTTCTGTATACAAACAACAGATTTTTAAAATGTCATCTTCAAGTTTACGATTAAAAATGTAAATTTTACCTTGCTCAAGTTTACGTGCATCAATGTTATAGTAGTCAAACAAAGGGCTTTTGGGATTGATGCTATTTGCACATGCTACAACGCGAACACCCCTTCTTTTTCGTATAATTGTGGACAACTGTTGACTATAGCCCTTCAAAAATTCACCTTTTGAGAGTGGGCGAATTGTAGTGGTGTCGTCATCCTCAATAAATTCATCAAAAAATATAGTTTTAACACTGTCGTAGCCGTTTCCTTTATATTTCATCCATGATGCTATTGATGAACTATAACCACAAGTGTCATAGACCCATTTGTTATTTCTTCCCAACGATTGTTTTCTATAACTACCGCTGTAATAATTCAAGTTCGCTTCTTCTTTCCATAATGTTTTTTCAACGTATGGCTTGATGTTGGCGACAGCACCCCACGCTCTACCACGAATCAGATAATCTTCACGTGTACGCATGTATACAAATTGCGCACCAGTCGTGTTATAGTCGTCAAATAATCCCTTGAAAACAGAGTATGTTTTACCAGCTGAGCGTTCACCAAAAACAATGTAAACATCAGCGTTTAAAGTATACAATGATGGAATGTTTATATAGGTTTCTTCACCTACTGTTATATAAAGGTTTTCAATTTCCATGTTATTCTCCTATCTTTTCTAATATTATTGGTGATAAATGTTTGGTTTTTACCGTAAACTTTTCTAAACGTTTACTTATATCTATATCTGTGTTTTCTTTCTTTCCGTCTTTTGTTATTATTGTCGGCTTGATGCTATAAACGTCTATTCCAATCAACGCTCCATATTCAGGTGAGATTGACAGTGTGTAAGTGGTATCTTCTATCCACGTGCCGCCATTGTCGTAAGTTTCGATTGCGTTTGTAGTTGGGTGTGAAATTGTCCGCCCCGACACATCTTTGTCAAAAGTTGTAAAAATTTCAAAATCTTCAATTGATGAAAGATAATTTACAGCTTTCTTTGAGAGTCCCGACACAGTCATATACAATTTGTTATCAGTATCTTGATATATATATTTCTTCGCGCCAAAAGTCTTAAATTTCAACCATGCACCTGTTTTTTCAGTTTCCCAGTCAAAAATTCCTAAGTCTGGTAGTTTATAATCTAAACCATAGCGTTTTATTGCTAAGTCTATTTTATATTTTGCATAGTCATTATACCCGTTTATTACGTCTATACATTCTTCTCGATTGATAACTTTTGCACTGTCTGTGTCACAGTAGAGCACATTTCTATCAATCTTTGACACTATATCATGCATTAAATGATAGCGTGTCCACGCGGGTATAAAAACACCAATTTGATAAGGTAAAAAACTTCTAAACGATTTATAAAATTTCTCAAGTTGCGCGGAAATTTCCTCTTTATTGGTGATTGCGCAATGCTCTAAAGTCCATTCTGTGCCGTCAAGTGTAACAACATCATGAATGGGGTCTTGAACAAACATGCCATAAAAAGAGTTTACACGGTTTTTTGCTTTTGCATAGTTTAATTCTTCACCTTTTACATGCTTTAAACTCTGTTTGTTGTTGTAATACTTTAGCATTGTGCAAACAATGCCAGATGGTAAATAGTCAGCTCTACAATAGTAACATTCATCTACTCGGATTGCATCAATCTTGTACATGCGCAAAATAATAGCAAGATCAAGGCTAGTACATGTTGTTTTTATCATATCAGCCTTAAAAATTCTACCATTGTCCAAAACACTATCACTTGATACTTCGCAATGTGATGATGATAAGTATGTCATTGTACCTCTTGCGCGAACGTTCTTTGCTGTGATTGTGCAAATAAATAAGTAATTGTCTGTGTTAAGCAAACGTTTTAAGTCATAAATATTGGCATTTGGTAAACGTTTAAGCGGTGCGACTGGAAATTTTTCTGTTGCTATGGCAAAGGGATAGGCACTCCCGAAGTCGTAGCTATCAACATTTTCCATGATTTGCCCCGCGTACATATAGTTAGCGTGAGTGTAGCCGCCCATAAAAGCTTTCCGACATATTACATACCTATCATAGTCAAGTGAGGTGTTGCGAAACATCTTCATCCACTTTGCATCTTTTTTCATAATGGCGCGAAGCTCATCACGTAAAAATCCCGTATTTGTGTATGGAAATTCGTAAAAAGGTTTACCTTCCTGTTCTTCCAACTGATGGATTTTCGCCACCATGATTTCAACATCTCGATATGTGTAGCGTTCTTTGTCTTGCGGCAATGTTTCACCAGGTTTTACGATATCTTTATAGTTCATTTCAAGCTTTTCAAGTCCTACGTCTTTTCCACATGCCGCAAGACCTTTATTAGTTAACTTATAGCTGCATCGAAACTCTAAAACATCATCTATAATAAGATATAGCGGTTCGTGAGTATCCATGTAGAAGCCGCCTGTCATGGTGTGTCCTTCTAAGTTCCTGATTATAGCTTCCATTTCATATGATAAGTTATGCACATAAACAATGATACGGTTCTCGCATTGAGTTGCAAATGTTTGATATTGGCTATGCAAGTAATCATATAAATTTGACCATGATGAGCATGTGTTATAGTTATAGTCACTATCCATCACTGACCAATGCCATGTATAGATTATGTCACAATCTTCTGTTATGTGTTCGTGAGTCGTTTCAATGTCAAAACAAAGAAACTTTTTACAATATGAAATTTTTTCTTTTCGTTTTGCCATTGTCTACACCTCTCTTAAATGTCGTCAAAATCTTGATCAAGAGATAACCACTCTCCGGAACTACCTTCACGTTGTACATCTAAAAACCATGCATCAAGGTCAACATCTTCAGGATTCATTGCCACTAAACCATCGAAACCACTACCTAGTGTATTTCCAGCCCAGTTAGCATAAGCAAGTAGCTGTTCACTATCATACTGCTCACCCTCATGAGCTGATTGCCAGGCACCCATATATGTTGTCATTTTCTTCCAATCTTCAAAAGATAGGTTTTTGAGTTTTGGGTGATTCTCTATCATTTTCTGGTATGCTTTATTTTGTAGCTGTCTATATCCCGTGTAAGTGGATTGTTTAGCATTTAATATCTCGATAGCGGTTGATACTTTTTTCTGAATCGCTTGCAAGGATAAGCCTTGATACTTAATATCGAACCCTTTATATCTATCATAGATAGGATTTATTTCCCCAGTATAACGTTTACCGCGTTCGCTGAAATATTCTTTAAGGGTTGCAAGCCTGGTTTGCGCTCTTTTGCCTAAAGTTCTGAGCAACAGAAGCGATTCATCTTTTGTGTAGTGTTTCTTGAGCAACACATACTTTCCATTAGACACGTCATATAAAATCCCTTTTGCGCGTTGGACTTCGCCAACACGCTCTTTTTGCTTACTTGCCATACTCCTCTACCTCTCTTTCTGTAAAAGGCTCGATGTAGCCGCTTGCGATTGCGCTTTGAATCATTTCATCTGCTGTCATGTGATAGAGTGGAGCGTATACTTCGAGTGATTCTCTAACTTCTCTGTAATACTTGAGTCTCAAAACAGGTGTTTTAATATCATCAAGTGCTCTCAAGACAATAGCGTGTTGAAGTTCTAATAATTGGCTTTCTAAATACATATTCAATACCTCACTTTCATTTTTGTTCTTTCAGTTTAACATATAAATATGAACAAATATGAGATATTTTGTAAACAAATTGTTAACATTATGTAATTATAAAAGGGACTGTTTCCAGTCCCCTTATTGATGTAAAATGAACAAACTTGATTAGCTTCCGTTCTATTATTTGGAGTCAACCGCACTGTTGACCGTTTGCCGCGTTTAAAAGCTTCTTACCATAATTTTAAAGAATGTCTGTCCAGTGTTCCTTGAAATACCTGTTGTACATTCAATGATAAAATCATGCCCATCTGCAATAGCATCCGTTAACAAATCGGAAATCTTGTCAATTTCACGTGCAACACCTGTTGCGTAAATGCCAAAACCTTCTCCAGTTTCCATACAGAGATAGTAAGTGATTTTCCCTGTTACATCATCAGTACCAACTACAATTCCTAAAAGCTTACCAGATGGTTTTGCGTCCTTCGCAAGTGCTGTTGTACCATTGATTTTTACGAGCTTTACGCATTTTTCGTCTCCAGATACAAGTTCAAATTTCTTCATAATTTAAAATCTCCTTTTTTGTGTTATTTGTTTGAAGTGTAATGTTATGTAGTATTATCAAATTATATTATATTGCGTGTTGTGTTATAGTCTACGGCGGTATACCAGATAAATAGAAGTTATAGTCTAGCTCGTAACGTGTAAAAGTTGCGATAGTGCGTTTTGTCGCCATTGTTAAAAGTGAAAGTATAATAGACAACTTTCTCTGTTTCCACTCTCTGTAACTCTCCTCTAATTTGGTTTGTGAAATACCCCTCACAGAGTAGAGAAGAATCGAGGTCGTAAAAATTGATTGTTCCATCTGATAAAGTCTCCTTTATGGTGGTGCGCTTATCAACGAAGTTGATTCGAGTAGAATCTGGAATATTGATTCTTCTAATCGGTTTAACCTTCATGTTCTCCCCCCTCTAATTCAAAGAGTGTAAAACGCACCGCGTCTTCAATTTCTTCAAGACCTAAAATGTCTATAAGATCTTCACCCTCATTATTGATTATTGCCAAACATTTTACCATCCCAACTCTAGCGTCTTTCCATCCTGACTTTATTGTTGTAAAATCTCCATCATTGATGTGCGAAATGACAAAACTATTAAAATTGTATAGTCCTATAGATACCGCGTTAGCGGCAATTTTCTTCATCATCTTTTTAACATCTTCACTTTCAACTTTTGACACATTTTTCCCACTCTTGATATTTTTCTCAGCTAATAAAATTAACTCTCTCTTTTCATTAAATGTCATTGTTTCAATCCTCACTTTCTTTATTTGCGTTTGATGTTTGTTTCTTTCTTGTTACATCTATATAGTACCATGGTTTGATTTTTTGTCTACTGATATTTTTTAATTTCATGTGTAGATGTTATTGATTCTTTTTAATTCATATGTTGTTAATAATTGTGCAATAATTTGTTAACATTTTCACACGTTACCACTTTAACGCGGTGAAGTTTAACACTTTAACGTGCTAAAGTATCAGACCTGTTCTTCTAAAATTTTCGGCAAACGGGGCGGTGATCCATCATAAATCTGAAATCTTTTGAGCTTCGT